TGGTCAACCTTCAGGCCGTTACACATGGGTCAAAGAAGGTCGCTGTTTCTTCGGGAGGCGTAAATTCGTTGGTTTCATCCAGCGGGGCGTCACCGCAATCAGGGGTATTCAATCCGCCTGGCGTTACCAGTTTTGGCATCGGAAGAAACGGAGGGTCAGAGCACCTAAACGGCATCATCTTCTCCCTTCCCTACTACCCACGCAAATACTCAGTAGCAGAACTGCAGGCGGCCTCAACATGATCGATTACGTCTTAAAATTCCCATCCGAAGCGGTGTCGGTAGAAATGGCCGATGCTGCTGGATTGATCCAAGATGGCGCACTGGTTCGCTTTACTGCTAACTATGGAATTTTCGTGCAGGGGATTATCTCCTCGCCGGCCGTGCGTGACGCTAATGGCATCCTGTTATCGCCACCGGCTGACCTCGGCGGCTGGTGGGTGCGTGTGCGCATTCTGACTGATGCGCCTATCCCGGTATCGTTCGAGCGATTTGTCACCGATGAACGACCGCCTGGGCTGTGGGATATCGCTTAATAAAAAACCGCTGTCATGGCGGTTTTTGCTTATGCTACTGCTACAATGAGCTTTCAAGAAAAAAGAGAATAACATGTCATTCTTACCGCCAGGCACAGACCCCGGAGAGTTGCCGGCCCCATTTTCACACGCAGTAACAAATGGAAGATTGCAGTTATTAAAGTCTGGTGTAGTAGTGGCCGAGCAGGACGAGTTTGGATCGTGGTTCGCCAGTACGGTGATGACCGGCACCAACAGCTACGAGCTGGGCGAGATTCTTGGCATGGGCGCGTGTGGAGAAAACGTTGCATGGGTAAATTCCATGTCAAAAACAGCTTACTTCCCGGTGTGGTGCGCAGTATCAACAGATGGCACAACCGTTTACGACACGACCGCCCGCGTACATGGCCCGCTATCCACATCAGAAGCGGCCGGCGCTCCTCATGCAAGCATTACTGGCCCGTACGCCGGCACGGTAACGGCATCGGTTAATACCTGCTTTTTCAAGGCGGATATTATCCCGGCAGAGTCGTACACTGGCAAACTAAAGTGGCTGTGCGAGTTTGTCGGTACGCCTAACATGGAGATTGCGGAATTTAGCATCGATGTTGTTTTGGTGGCCGGCGTAACATATCAGCTTCAGTTCAAATACCCGCTGTGGATTAAGACCGGCCAAACCATTAAGACGCAGTTGCTTAAAGAGAGTGGTGACAACCTGCTGTCGAAATATGGCGCGACATTGACGACTCAGCCGTATCGTAAAACGTATTATCGAACATTTACCGATCAAGTTATATCAGGAATTCCAACCGGAACGATGATTGATTGGGCTGGCGGGCGCTACGGACTATCTACGCCTGACGGGTATTGGCCGTGCGATGGATCGACCGTTAACTATCCTAGTTCAGTATTGCATGGGAAGGTAACGGACGACTGGCGCGGATATGTGTCTGCCGGTGCTCAGCCAGCAAATGCGGACGGATCAACGGCGGGGGTTGACCTGTACACACTGGCGCGAAGCAATCTGCCAAATATAAACCTATCTGGCTCAACTTCGTACACACCCAGTGGATCCAATGCTGAAAAGATCTTCGGCACATACCATTACGCAGCACTTTCAAGCGAAGTGTTTACAAACCCGCAGCCGGGGAGCTCGGGTGGCCGTCCTGTGGTGGCTAGTTATAATATTTCTTCCATCAGCATGAACCACAACCACCCATTTACAGGAACAGCGGCAACCATCTCGCTAAGCAATATCTCATTGAACGGAGGAGTCGGACAGACGCAAATTGATACACGCCAGAATACTCGATATGTCACCAAGCTGATTAAGCTTTAACCTTTTAGCCACCTTCGGGTGGTTTTTCTTTGTGCCCATCAATAGCCCGCCTTACCCCTTCGCTAACATTCCCGTCGCCAATCCGCCTAGCCTTCCTTGCTTGCCGGCCAGTTAGTCTTGCCTGATAAGTTGCCATTGCTGAATCCCCGTCTATTGGCTTTCGTCCTGCCCCATCCCGCTTTCCTCCTCGCATTGATTCCGCACCCTATATTCAAATCGTTTGATTTTGCATTGCACCGTCAGTCTCATAATTTTACCTGCTGAATGTTCAGCAACTCAAGTGAGGCGTGGCGATGTTCGAGCCAAATTTAACGCTTTCAGATCATGAAAACCGGTCGGCAGAACGAGCGGAAGAGGTCAAAAGCGAGATTAAGCACGTCGGTCATAAGATCGAAAAATTAAACATTTTCAAAAAAAAGGAAGGTGGTTCGATGGATGCAATTATTCCGGCACTGTTGGCTGGTGGCAATCAAGGCGGCGGCATGGGTACTGGCCTTGGGGCCGGATTATTGGGCGGTGTATTGGGCGGCGCATTGCTGGGCGGGAATGGCTTAGGCGTTAACCGTGCAGCCGCAGTAGCTGGCGCTGAAGGATTTGTTACCCCTGCAAATCTGACTGCAGCCCTTGCTGGCGTGACTGATACCCTGCAAAACACAACTGTCATTCAGACGCTTGGCGATATCAAAGCATCGGTTCCGCTGGCAGAAGGTCAGGTTCAACTTGCACTGGCCGGCGTTCAGTCCGATTTGACTACTCAGGCAAACATCAATCAAAGCGCCGTTGTTGCTGGTCAAGCCATTCTGAACAAAAATATCAGCGACTCGATTGCCACTGCACTTGCCGGCCAAAGCTCGATTAAAGAAAGCATCGCCGCATATGGCGTTGCCAACTTGACCGCAACCAAAGACGCTCAATACGCCATCGTTACTGCGGTCAATGCGGACGGCGAAAAAACCCGAGCATTGATCACGTCTAACGAGATCTCCAATCTGCAGCGCCAGTTGACAGTTAGCGAGTCCCGCGCACTGGAAGACCGTTTGACTGCGAGAAATCGTGAAATCGAGATTAATGTAGCCAGTACCAATACAAACACGGCTAACGCAATTCAAGCGCAAAACCAATCGCAAGCGCAGTCTCAGGCCATCATTCAGTTAGGCGCTTTGGTAAGCAACCTGGCTGGCGATATCCAAGCCGTTCGTCAATCGCAAGTGACGTTTAATAGCGGCACTATGGTTGGTGCAGGCAATCAGACCGCTGCAAATACCAAGGTCGGCTAAATGTTGGCCGCGCTACTTACGCAGATTATCGGCGATCAGCTTAATGAAGTGGATCAGGAATTTGTTAGCGAAAATCTGGACAAAATTCTTGAATTTCTCAAGAGCGATAATGGCGGTGAAATAATTCGCTTGGCCGTATCTGAAATGAGACAGTTTGTAGCGAAGTAAGAAGCGCCCCGACTCTCGTAAAGTCGGGGCGTTTTGTTATTGTGGTATACTTCGCTTGCGGTGTGAGAGCTGCAAAGATTGGCTAGATTTTACGCGTTACCGTCCTCCGTGTTGTTTTTCGGACTCTCACCGGTAAAGCGTAAATTCTAGCCATTTTTTACGTCTATATCTTTCGCGTCGTCCTGCTGATCGGGTTAGAAATACAGCTTCGCGGTGCTGGTTATCAAGAAAAGCCGTTTTAGTATTCACCGTTTTGATGGTGGCGGCCAAAGGTCAGCACATGACCCGAGGATAAACGGACGTTAAAGGGTTGACGCAGTTCGCTGTGTAGCGTTGGGGCCTTACGATAAATGGCTAGTCCGCTTAAATGATTACTAATGACTGCGTGTCTTTATGGATAAGCAATGGCGCTGGGTAGTTCAACCCAACACCATCAGAGGGTAGTGTTAATTTTAATTACGTAGAAGGCCTAAATAATGAAAGTAGCAAAATTGTACATGCCAAAAACAATGTCTACGAAAGAGATATCTGACATGACCGGCGTTCGACACGATAACGTCATGCGGTCTATTGATGAACTAAACAAGCTATCAATTCTCACGCCTCAATCTGAGGAGTCAGAATATAAAGCGCGAGGCAAGCCATACAAGTGCTGGAATTTAACAAAGCGCGATTCACTTGTTCTTATTGCTCGCCTATCCCCTGAATTTACAGCTGCCGTTATTGATCGCTGGCAAGAACTGGAAAACAAAGAGTCACGCCGGCAGCAAGAGGCGGTTTCTCGAAGCATTTCAAAGATTGAATTCAAGCCTATGAATACGGCACTGGAGGAGGCTAGAAAAGAACTAGGAAAGGATACGGCCAGCCACCATTACAGCAATGAAGCCGATATGATAAACAGAATCGTAACCGGAAAATCTGCTGCACAATTCAGGGTATTTCACGGAATGGAAAAGGATGATTCTGTTCGTGACATGCTTTCCGCCTCGCAAATTAATGCCATTGTCGGGCTGCAGCGGGCCAACATGGTATACATTCAAGACGGCATGCTGTTTGATGAACGAAAAGAGCGCTTGCACTCTCTGTACATGAGAAAGTTTGATGCGGCTATTGCTGCAGAAATAAACAGACTGGAATCTTAATTGCAGGCGCGTCTGGCGCATTCCACGCCTACGTGGATACTACCAGCGCAACACTGACCGCTGCGCTTGGTGATGCCGTATTTGCTGCCGGTGCGTGGACATTTGGCGGCACTACTGCGCTGCGTGTTGGCGATACTCTGTTCTTGGATATGGCAACCCAGCAAGACAGTGACCGCGCATGGCAGATGATTGCGGCCAATGGTAACGCCGGTGACTTCAAGCCATTTGGCTCTGACATCGACCAGGCCATTGCTAATGCAGTCAATGCCGTAAAGGGTAATGCGACCACTTATACCAATCTCGGCTTGGTAGAAGATAAGCTGGAAGGCATTGATTTAACTCTGGCGGCCATGCAGGCGGCAGAGGGTGCACATGCCAAGACGATCGAGTACCCGGTAACGTGGGGCACTCCCGATGTGAATGGCGTGAAGACTGCGACCATTGATACATCGGCTGATTTCAATACCCACAAGGTATCGGCTCGCGTGCTAAAGGTTAAGGCCGGCGGATTCTATGAGCAGTTGTCCAGTACCGCGCTGCTGATTGAGTCCAGTAATTCGGCAGTACGTCTGCAGACTGATTCCGGTTCGATTACTGCGGCAACGCTGGTGGTGATCGTTAGCGGTACGCCTGAGCTGTAAAGAAAAAGCCCCGCTGAGTGCGGGGCTTGTTTTTAGTTTAATGACATTCCGTTGAAGAATCCGCCGTAGTATGCGATAGAGGAGTACACAAAAACTGCATATGTCATTCCATTAAACACAGACATTTTATGCGGAATAAATTCTCTTTTTCCGAATTTGACCTCAAAAATACTAATAATAAAAATCACGCCAAAAATTAGAACAACATATTGAGGCCACGAAAAGGAAGAAAAAAACCCTTGCATGTAAAAGATGAACGGAAAGATTGATAGCTTAAAAAAAGAATTTGCCATGCCTTCTCTCTCCATGGTGCGTTCGTTATTTAGCCACGAAGAAAGCAGAGCGCGAGTCATTAGAAAAATAAACAATACTTGCCAGAATGTAATAGTCATTTTTACTGCCTTTTTGGTTGATTAACAATTTTACTCGATTTACATCAACAACGCTGCTGCCGTCGATACTCCCAATCCAGCGCCCAGCACATCAGCCGTCAAGTCTTTGTAGCTGAATCCTGATCCGGATTCGGTGGTGGCATCCTTCAACTCTTTGGCAATTCCCACCAGCATAGATGCCGCAAATCCGCATAAGGCCGGACTTTCCCAGTGAAGTGACCGAGCCAGTGCGGTAGCAAAAAATGCCATTGATGCACTAAACGCAAAATGCAGAACCTTGTCTTCCCCGTTCCACTTGTCTACTTCTGGCGATGATAGTTTGAATTTCATACGTACTCCTCCACTTTTTGAACCAGCCAATAATCTACTTCATTTTTTTTAAGCTCTGATTCCACCTTTTGTAGGGTATATAGCGTTACATCTTCGCCAATTTCCACGCCCCATCGGTCGGTGCGCTTCTTCTTTTCGACCGATACCACGAAACACAGAGACTCTCGGTTATAAACGACCAAATCACCAGCTACTGCCGACCCCTGTTCAAGCTCGACCATTTCACCATCATCGTTTCGTTTGTAGTTTAGGGACATGTTTCGACTCCGTTAATTTGTTTGATCCATTCACTCTATATTATCGTGCCGCGCCCGTCAACAATAGCAATGATACAATGGTGAAAATATATCAGGCGCTACCCATGGACATTACTTCCGCAATCATTGTCAGCTTCCGAAATGCCAAGCAGCCGTTTAGCAGCACCATCACTTATCCAGATGCAATGGTTAAGGAGGCTTTGTGCGAGGCGGATGCGGAGACTGGCGGCAAGGGCTGGGGCGGTTATCAGGATGAATGCGAGAATTTCAAACAACGCGGCATGTTCTTGTACGCTTGCCATTATCTGGCCGTGCTGTATCCGAACGGTGCAGCAGGTGGCATGTCAGCCGGCACAAAGGGCGTCGTAGCCAGTAAAGGCGTGGGCGATGAATCAGTGAGTATGTTCACCGGGTCATATGGCAAATTACGCGCCGGGGACGAATGGCTGGCTGCTAGCGTATTCGGCCAGCAATGGTTACGCCTACGCCGTCGAGCCGGCATGGGTGCGCGTGCCGTATGAGCATCAAGGTGATTGGCTTCCAGACAATGCAGGCGGAGCTTAAAAAGGCGCTGTCTACGTTCGTCGGTCAAAATAAGGCCGTGACCATCGGCATTCACGAAGAGGCCGGCGACATTGAAGGCGGCGATATGACCATGGCTAAGCTTGGCGCGATTCAGGAATACGGGGCCAGCATCGATCACCCTGGCGGTACATCATACGGTTACGCCACGGCAGCAGCAGCCAATAAGGGAAAGGTTCGTTTTCTGAAGACGGGCGCAGGGTACATGCAGCTTGGCGTTACCGGTGCGCACAAGATCACCATTCCGGCGCGACCATGGTTAAAGCCTGGCGTAGAGTCCGGAACGCAAGAGTATCTGGCCATTGTGCAAAGTAAAATTGCGGCCGGCGCTAATATTGATGCAGTGCTGGAAGAAATCGGCGTGACGGCTGCGGGCATCGTTCAAAAATACATGACTGATTTGAAGTCGCCACCCAATGCGAAAAGTACGATTCGGCAGAAGGGTAGTTCAAATCCGCTGATCGACTCGGGAGCGCTGCGTCAGTCAGTCACATACGCTTTGCAGAAAGAGCGCCCAACGGAGGGATTAGAATGATTGTCAGTGAAATTGTTGTTCGCATAAACATCAAATACCCGCGCCTATTGCTGTGGATGAATTATCCAGTGCTAATGCTCGGGCTTGATCCAATTATCCCAAAGTGGATGATTGAAGTAGAGGTTGTGTGATGGCCGGACTATTGGATATGAGTGGCACGATTGACGACACGTTTCAGTCAATCCCCGCAACACGCACGGCCATGGCTGGAGACGGCTACGTAGATGGCATCTGGGCGGATGGCGAGCCAACCACCGAAGCACATAAAGTCACCATTCAGTCGGCAAGCGATCGGGAGATTGATTTCTTGTCTCAAGGTGGCGAGCGTATTTTAGATCTGCGCCGGATCTATGTGAATGATGGCGACCTATATAAAATTAGCTCAGCGGATATTTGGGACTTTGATGGTCAAAAATGGAAAACGATCAGCCTTGACAATCGGCCTTGGCGCAATTACTGCAAGATTTTTGTCAGCAGATTGGACGTGCAGCCATGACGGATAAAGAGCTGTTCGCAGTACTTCGGCCCATTGTCATGGGCGTGACGGGAGTTCCTGAATGCATTCTTGCTGACCCGAACAAGCCGTCGCCATTGGGCGTATATGCCAGCATCCGCCCGCGCCAGTCAGTGCGTGAGCGTGGCCAGGCTAATATCTATCGCGCCAATACCGCATTGGTGCCGTCGCCCATTGGCCCGGTCAATGATTTGCAGGTTGATGTACGCGCCCAGATCATGTGCGACGTGAGTATCCAGTTTTACCGCGGCGAAGCAATGGCCATGGCTGAATCGCTTAAGCAGTGCAATAAGCGGACATCAGTAAGCGCGGCATTGTTTAAGAATAAAATAGGGTGGAATGGCACGAGTTCGGTCAATAATCTTACGTCGCTGCAGTCGAATAACTGGGAGCAACGCAGCGAAATCACTGTCACGCTAATGTACGAAACAAGCAGCAAAGAAACCATGAACGCAATCTACTCGGCGCAAGTTATCGTGCAGAATGAGAAAGCTGCTACAATTACGCAATTTACAGTGGGGGTTACACCGTGATCGATTCTCAAATTGAGAAAGACATTCAGGACAAGGGGTTAGTAGCCCCTCGCATTACTCCGTCAGATATTGAAAGCGCAATTGCGAGCGAGCATTACTTTACTGCTGCCGATGGCGTGAAGGGCGCATTCGACAACGGAAATCTGTACTGCACTCATGCAGACACAGACACCGCAAGCGGACAAGCTCCACCGTCTTGCACCCCGTACGAAGCGCACCGACTGCTGACGTTCTGTGTGCTTGTCCTGCGCAATGGCTTCACTGTGACCGGCGAGAGCGCCTGCGCCAGCCCGGAAAACTTTAACGCTGAAATTGGCCGGAAAATTGCCCGTGAAAATGCCCGCAATAAAATCTGGATACTTGAGGGATATTTACTCAAGCAGCGCCTAAGTGAAGGGGTTTAATTATGTCCTTTGATGTCGGAAATATTATTCAGGTCACCACGGCAATCAGCCCCCAAGGGTTAGGATTCGCCAACTTTGCCGCCGCGGTGCATTTTGCGCCGGAAACAGAGCTTCCAGTCGGTTTCCTGAAAGACACGTACCGCGTTTACAATTCCATGAAGGCGCTATCTGTAGACTTCCCGTCCACGACCGAAACGTATAAGGCCATGAATCGCTGGCTTGGCGGCATTCCGGCCACTCGTAGCGTTACCGTTTGGGGCGCTGCTACTTCCGATGCAACAATCACGACGACACTGGACAAAGCGAATAATAAGCTGTGGTGGTTCTGGTCGTTCTTCACTGCGCCAGTTTACGCTGATCCATCCAAAGTAAACCTGATTGCGCAATGGTCAAACGTGAATGGCCGATTCTTTGTTAATTGCCAGACCGGCGCTGCAGCTATAGCAATCCGTGATCCTGCGCTGACTACCGACATCGCTTCGGTACTGACCACCAGTGGCGTGCGTACTACGGCCACGGTAGCCCATGCAACCGATCCATACGCCGGCATCGCTGTTTGCAAGTGGGCCGCTGCAGTAAATTACTCCGCCGCCAAATCTACCATCACGCTGGAAGGCAAAAAGCTTGACGGTGTGGATGCGGAAAATCTGGACGACACCGCTTACAATGCAATGACCAAGCCGACAAAGAAATGCGGCTTCTATACCATGGTTGATTTGCAGGGGTCAGTAGACAACGGGCGGTTTATCAACTCACTAACCCATAGCAGCTATGGCGAGTTCTGGGATGATGTTGTCAATCTGGCCGCGTTTGTTAATGCGATTACAGTTTTACTTTACAACGTAGTGGAAAATCAAACAACAAAACTTGGACAGGATATTGTTGGACAAGCGGTTGTTATTGGCACCGCACGGGCCGCGTGTGAGCAGTATGTCCGCAATGACTACCTTGGCGCACGCAATTACCTCGATCCGGATGATGGCGTTTACAAATACACTGCCGGCTACGAGATTCTGACCAAGCCAGAAGAAATCCTAAACTTGCTTGGGCCCGATCGTACAGCGCGTAAGTCTGCTCCGTTGCGTATTCGTATTTTCCGCAAAGGTGCCATCCATCAAGTCGCTGTCGATGTCAGCGTTTACTAAGAGGCTTAATCATGGCTTTAAATAATTTCAGCACCGACCTCTTTGTCGTCGTGGTAAATGGCAGAACCATTGCAGACTGGGGCGACACCGCAACGCCGTTTACTGACGACCCGATTGATCCGAAGACAACACTTCGCCGTGGTCAGGGTGGCAATGCCGTACGCCTAAACCGGATCAATCCCGGGCGCAACGTGAAGTTGTTCCTTAACCCCGGCTCGCCAGACAGTGCGTTCATGCAGGGCCTTATGAATAGCAACGCCAATATTACGATCAGCAAGACGCAGATTGGCACGCTGGAAACTGCGATTGGTACAGAGGGCGTTATTGTCAATGATGCGTCAAATGGCCGTGGCGGCTCTACAATTACTGACGATCAGTACATTCTCGAGTTCAACGGGTGGACTGCAAGCAAAGGCGGAATTTAATGAGCATGATTAAAACAATCTGCGGCTATAACGTCACCAGGGCCAGTGCGGTACAGCAGCGTAAACTGATGATGATCCTAGGATCTCACCTAGCTTATGTGTCTGCCAAGTCGGGTGAGATGATCGGCACCGCAATGTTAAAAGGCGCACTGCTGGCTGTCGGCGAGGATAATATCAGCCAAATTTCTGATATCGTTCTGTGGAAGACGGTTAAGAGTGGCGGCGATAAGCTGGTAACGATTGACAACTTTGAAGACGGCATGAACGTCTATTTCACCCTGCTGGCGGAGGGAATCCAGTTTAATTTGGGGGATTTTACAAGCTGGCTCGACAAAGAAAACGCCGGGCCAAAACAGCAAAATCAGGAAGCCGTAGCGCTGTAGACTGGTTCCTGATGCAGCCATGCGTAGGGGTAGTTGGTGCTTGTCCACCACTCTGTACATGGTCGCAGCTTGAAGATGGAACTTACTCTATTGCCGACGTTGAAATGTTTAATCAGACGATTGGCGATCTACTAGAAATGATGGAAGCAAATACCCCGGCATGAACCGGGGTATTTTTTATTTCTTCCTATAAAGAGAAACTAGTTTATCTTGCAACGCCTTTTTTTCTAACATAGCCATGTTGTGGCGTTCTATATTGTCCATAGTTAAAATATCCTCTACGACTTTCCACATCATTTTTGTATCAGCCGTATTTAGCGCTCCTCCTTTGTATGGCTCAAAATACTCCCCGCCTCCAAATGCATTTAATTTTTTAATTAAATTTTCAGAAACATCCAGTCTTTTATTGTAAATTACCGCTGACATTTCCCTGTTTCCACATGAATCACTCACCATTCCCATGGCGACAATAAAATCATTTGGCCTGCTTTTTATTGAATCAAGAATTGCTCTTCCATATTCGGACATAAATTGACTATCATCATGCCTGATTATTTCTGAAATATTTATATCTTTATTGATGAATATACTTTTAAAAAAACAAATAATTTTATTCATTACTTCTTCTCCAAACAATAACCCAGCGGATTAAGTCGGGCCGCAATCAAGTCACGCAGCCGGATCTGTTCCATCGTGCTGCGTTTCGCCATATCGGCCGGCGCGTCCATTTGTGCTATTAGTTGCTCGATGGTTTGGTGTTGCTCTGTATTAGTTGCCGACGGATTGTTGCGTAGGTTGTATGTGGCGATGAAGTCGATGGCGCTTACTGGAGAATCAAAATCATCAGGTATTGCTATTTTTTTTGCAATGACTGAAATGCAGTGCTGCTTTGAATACCCATCCATATCACTGTGTTTTTCTGGAATTTTGGAATATTGACTGGCATATGTTTTCTTATATCCATCGTGAGCTATAAATTTACATTCTCGATGCAGGTTATCCGGCTTCACACCAGCATCCAGCAATAGTTCAATTAATTTACTCATTTCTTACACGCCCAATAGTTGGTTGTATCGTTACTCGGAAGCGGAACACAGTCCGCGAAAGGGTCGGGTCGTGGCTGCGTCATGTCGATCAGTAGGCAATATCCGAACGCCAGCAGTGCAATCACAAAGATTGCCATAAAAACAATTGCTTTCATTTCTTACCCTCCTGCCCAACCATCCAGCCAATAAACATTCCGAGTAAAAAAATAAATATTGTGTATATTCCCACGCCCATTTGTTCTGTAGTCACGCAAGTCACCTCTGTTTGTCTGCTGCGTTTAGATAACTTCATGCTACGTTACTGTGCCGCGTCCGTCAACTATCACCATGATAGAATGTAGAAAATATTTTAGGCGATACCATGTCAAACGTACTCACCAGCTTCCTTGTCGGGATTGGGCTTGATACGACAGAGTTTAACAAGGGGTCGAAAGAAGTTTCGTCCGGCCTTGACTCGATCAAATCCAGGGCGCTTGGGCTTGGGTCTGTTGCTGCCGGCGCGTTTGGCCTGGCAAAGCTGGTGGGCGGATTTGCAGAAGGAACCGACAAGCTAGGCAAGTTTGCTCAAACATTTGGGATAGCGGCAACCGACATATCTGGATTTGGTCGCGCAATCCAAATGAGTGGCGGCGACTTCGACAGTGCCATGAATCAGCTTGAACAGATTGAGAAATGGCGCGCCGCGTTCAAAGTTGGCGATACGTCATGGTTCCAAGCTGCTGGCATGGCTGGCGTGGACTATAACGCCATCATCACATCAAGCGATGCACTGCAGGCGCTATTGGCTCAGGCCGATAAGTTCAAGGCGGCAAGTCCTCAGATGCGGATTAACATGATGAATGCGCTAGGCATTGACCCTGCTACGCTGCGCCTATTATCACAAGGTCGTGCCGGTGCTACCGAGCTTATCGAGAAATACAAGGCCATGCGGCCGGTTACTGAAGATGCAACCAAAGCGTCAGCAGAATACAACAAGCAACTGTTAGACCTAAAAACCAACATGGGCGCTCTGACAGATCAGCTTGCCATGAAAGTATTGCCCCTGCTGAATAAGCTTTTGGATATTGCGAATTCCACTCCTGACGTGGCGGCAAAGAAATTCTCCAAAGAATTCCTTCTTGACGCTGCCGGCCGTCCGGTGTCGGGCCAGCGTTCAGCGCCATTAAGTGCGGAGGAAATGGCGAAGGGAATGAGTAAGACTGGCGATAAGACCCTTGGCGTTCGTCTGTATGAATGGCTGACTCTACCGCCCGGAAAGGGTGGCGTTGATCTATCAGGAGGCCAGCGCCCATTATCCCCTAGTGGCGTCCCAATGCTGCCGCGTGGTGCGGCACCATATTCTCCAGACATGCCAACCGGCCCGGCCATGTTGCCATTGTCGCCGTCTGCAGCTAATCGAGTGGCTACAGAGGCAGCAGCGCAAGCCAGAACAGCGCAGACACAACAGCAGCCGCCAATCATCGTACATACTCACCTAAACCTTGATGGCCGCGAGATTGATAACCGCATTGTCGAAGTAAACCAGCGCGGGCACCGGTCAACGCTTGACGACGTGCGCAGCACAACGAGCCGATAATGAGCATAGTCAGCATTTTTACCAAGAACGCTCCGACACTTGCCGGCATGGAATTTGACGCGGTACTGGAAGACACGCTTGAGATGACGGCCACTGTCACTGACTACACTATTGAGTCAGGGGTTAGGCCGACGGATCACCGCATCATTAATCCAATTAAGTGGACGCTAACAGGGGCAATTAGCAATACGCCAATAGGCCCATCGCCTGCCGATTTTATTGGTGGGGCATTGTCAAACATAGATAGTAGCGGCGCACTTGGTGCGTTGGCTGGGCTATCCGCGGGCTTTCTTGCTGGATCAGATCAGACACGGGCCAGCTCTGCGCTTAGTCAGTTAATGATAATTATGAGCCAGAAAGAGACGTTCGATATTGATGCCGGCGATATTCAATTAAAGAACATGGCCATTGTCAGCATCACGCGTGACAAAGATGCTAGCAATGAAGGCGGTCTTATTTTCACCTGTAGCCTACAGGAAATGTTCGAGCTATCCACTGCCATATCAAATCAACAACCAAAGCAGGCGCAGATACGCGACGGAGACCCGGCAAAAACTGGCATTGCAGCACTGATTAACAAGGGAGAAATTGCTCTGAAAGAAGTGGGCCAGAAAATTAATTCAACGGTTGATAGCGTTATCGAGGGGCTATTTTGAGAAAAGAAATTCCGTTAAAAGGCGGATCGTCGAACGCTCACCCGTTTTTTACTGTGCAACTAGGGCAGAATCTATTGGACTTTACAATCAACTATGACGACGCTAGACGCGCCGGCATGGTCGATGGACATATCGCGCAAAGGCGTTCCGCTAGTCTATGGCGCAATGCTGGAGCCGGGGTCTGATGTAATTGATTTTTATGGTGCAGGCATTGGACGTCTTATTTTTGTTGGTGATGATGTGACGCTTGATAACCTGGGTGTGGATAACCACTTGATCTGGTCGGACGTATGAGCGAAATCTTTGGGCGAGTATTCAGTATTGAGCTGGACGAAGAGCCGTTCATTGAAGTCACGGAAGATCGCCAATTCCGCGTTACGTTTGAGATATTTATTGATGCGCAAGGGCAGAACTGCACTGGAGATATCGCCATTTACAACTTGTCTAACGATACCGCGGCCAAAGCCTTTGCAAGAGGAAAGACCATTGTTTTGCGGGCGGGATACACGGACACGATTGATATTATCTTCAAGGGGCAGATTGTAAACATTCTGCGCGAGCGTACCGGGCCAGACACTAGGACTCGCCTGCTGTGCAAGTCAGGCGCTCCGGTTGAGATGCGCAACACAATGAATCGCACGTTTGGCGCTGGATCGTCTGTGATAGATGTGATTGGCGAGCTTGGCGCGTCGGTTGGGTTTGAGGTAATTATTGACCCAGAAGAATTTAAGGATGTAACTCCGCTTATTCGTGGGTATCCGGTAAATGGAGACCCATATCAATACCTTGGGAAGCTAGGGGGAGAATACCAATTTACTTGGGTAATTGAGAATGACCGACTTGTTATTATCCGCAGCAATCAAATACGTACCGGCCCAATCCATCAGATATCCCAATTCACCGGAATGGAAGAAATCCCAGAGATAACTGGCGGCGTGGGGGCAGTTGGCGCAGATGTTCGTATCAGGCTAAATCCAAAGGTGCGCATTAATGGGCGCTTTCAGATCACGTCTGAATACGCTACTTTTAACACGGGGAATCTTTATTACACCGAAGTGCCTACCAGCGTGGGGCAAGGTATTTACAATATATTGACCATTAGACATAGCGGCGATAATTACAGCTCTGCATGGTCAACGCTTTTGTCTGGATCAAAATCAGTAGAAGAACTAAAAAAGATTGAAAAGATAAATGGCGAATTGGCGTGGGGCGATGCCGTCTCTGCCGAATTTAGAACAAAAATAAAAAGCATCGCTTCTGGTTTGCAGGTAAATCCGGACTGGCTAATGGCAGTTATGGCGTTTGAGACGGGGCCGAGGCAGAGGTTTTCTCCGTCCGTAAAAAACCCAAGGGGATCTGCGACCGGGCTAATTCAGTTTACCGAATCAACCGCCAGGGGGTTGTCGCCGCCGACCACCACCGCGGCACTGGCCCAGATGACGGCAGAAAAGCAGCTTGACTATGTGGCGTCGTATTACCGAAGATTTTCAGGAAGAATGAAAAATCTAGGGGATGCCTACATGGCGGTATTGTGGCCGCCGGGCGTAAATAAGCCAGATAGTTACGTCCTCTGGAGTGCTGCCTCAAACCCGTCTGAATACAAGGCAAATAAGGAGCTTGATATTGGCAACAAAGGGTACGTCACAAGAGCCGATGCGGTGTCAAAAGTTAATGCCACACTGCAGCAAGGTTACGGGAGAAAGGCATGACATTACGCAAGCAAGTATCGCAGACGGAGTTAATGCAGACTGCATTCACCGAAATGATGAAAGACGTTTGCACGTCAATCCCCGGCCACGTCATCGCCTTTGATCCCGATCGCCAAGTGGCGCAGATCCAGATTGGCATCATGCGAGTGGACATTGACGGTCGCACGTTTGCGCCCCCTCCGCTAATCGAGGTGCCGGTGTACTTTTCCGGTGGTAGTGAATTTATGATTGAGCACCAGATCGACCCGGGTGACGATGGCCTTGTCTTGTTTAGCCAGCGCTGCATTGATGGATGGTTCAACACTGGCGGCATAGCAGAAAATCCTATCGGGCGCTTTCACGACTATGCGGACGCTATGTTTTTACCCGGCATGCGACCACAGCCAAAGGCGATTAAGGCGTTTTCAAATAACGGCATTCGAATGCGTGATGCTGCCGGGGCTAACTATTTCTGGCTAAAGAACGACGGAACCGGGGAGATTAAAGTGAGCACGCTTAATGTAATCGGCAATATCGTGCATACCGGCGACCAGACCACCAGCGGAACAGTGCAGGGTAACAATATCAAAGGGGTGGTTAAGGTTGACGCGCCAACATTGTCCGCCACAACGTCGCTAACTGTTGCCGGCGTAGAGATGGGCGATCACGATCACGGCAACGTGCAGAATGGGCCAAACAGAACGGCAAAGGCGGGCGTGTAATGACAGTCAGAAAATTAGATCCGGAAACGGGTGATATCGTTACGTCAGGCGTTCAATTTATCGCCGGGCAGGATGAAATAGCGCAGACGGTGGAAACGCGCCTAATGCTGTTTCTGGGCGAGTATTTCCGGGATATAACAGACGGAACGCCATGGTTTCAACAGATCCTTGGCAAGGGATCGTCGCTTACCAACAAAGAATCGGCGCTAAAAATGCGGATGATGCGCACTGATGGCGTGGTGCAGTTAACTCGCTTCTCGACTGATTACAATATCGACACCAGAAAATATACTGTAAGCGCTGGTATACTGACGACATTCGGTGAAATTGAATTAAACATGGGGCGCGTCATCTGATGGCTGAAATTACGGAAACTGGCTACAAGATTAAAACGCAGAATGAATATTTTGCAGACGAACGCGCTCGCTATTTGGCAATCGATCCAAGTTGGAATCTTGACCCGTCCACGCCTGATGGATTGAAGCTGGCTAGTGATGCGGAAATCTGGGCCAATCTGGACGAAATGGGTCAGCAGGCTTATAACTCCAAAGATCCGGCCAAAGCCAAAGCCATGGATCTAGACGTTATCGCGGCCATTACCGGCACACGCCGCAGCCTTGGCACTCCGTCCACTGTCACGCTAACCTTATCCGGTGTAGCTGGAACACCAATTATTGCCGGACAGCGCGTGGAGTCAGTAGAAAATGGCAAGCGATGGATCACCGATAAAGACGTGGTGATTGGCCCCGGCAGTACGGTCAGTGTAACTGCCACCTGTGCAGAGCTTGGCGCAACTCAGGCCAGCCCAGCTACTATCACGCGCATTATTGATACGGTCGGCGGATGGCAGGCAGTCACAAATCCACTTGCGGCTATTTCTGGATTCAATAAGCAGAAAGATCAAGAGCTACGCATTGAACGCGCCAAGGCGGTAGGACGGCCCGGGATCAATCAGATTGATTCCATGCTTGGCGAATTGCTTTCTGTAGACGGGGTGAGGCGCTGTGTCGTTTATGAAAACGATACTGGGGCGGTTGATGCTCACGGCCTACCCGCACATAGCATGGCGGTAATCGCTGATGGCGGAACAGACGACGCTGTGGCCATGGCCATTTACGTTAAAAAGAATCCTGGCTGCAGCTTGTTTCAAGCCGGAACTGCCGTGGCTATTACGGTTACATCGCCAGTTCACCCGCAAAACACCAAAGTAATTAAATTTAGCCGCCCAATCGATGTAAACATGACTGTAACGGTATCGGTTAAATCCGATGGCAGTCTGCCAAGCAACGTGAATGAAATCATCACACAGGCCATTCTTGACTATGCGGCGGGTGATTTTGTGGCTGCTCAATGCGGATATAGCGTACAAGGGTTCGATATTGGCGAAGAAGTTCCATTTAGTCGACTGTACGCGCCAGTTATGCAGGTGCTGGGTCAGTATGGCAATAGCTACATTACGGCCATGACATTGAATGGCGGATCTGCAAACGTGCCGGTTGCGTTCAATCAGTTATCACGCTGGGCAGCATCGCGCATTGCGGTGACAGTAGCATGACGACACCAGATCGTATTTACGCCCAGTACCGCAACAAGCCAAAGGCCGTGGCGTGGTATCGCATAACCCCTGAAATCGCCGGCCAGCTTGAGACGGTTTATAATTCGATTCGTCTGAGTTACAACATTGATCATGCCACCTTCGATCAGCTTGACGTGCTGGGCCGAATTGTCGTCATTGATCGTTCGTATGAAGCAGGTGTAATTTTTGAGACAACAGACTGGGGTGGCGTGGATTCCCAGTTTGGCGGAACAGATAGCATGTTCACTGCGCCATCAGGAATTACCAATGCCACGCTTAGTGATGAAATTTTTAGAAAGCTGATCAAATCAAAAATTGCAAAGAACAATTCTGACGCGACTATTGACAGCATCATTACCGCGCTCGAATTCATTACTGGTGACACGCAGATACGCGTGATTGATCCGGAGGATATGACGTTTACCATTGAGTTTGGCATGGAGCTAACTCCCGTAGACCGCATGTTACTCACAAGTTTTAATATCGTGCCGAAGCCGCAAGGGGTTCGGTTTGCTGGATTCTCAGAAACGCCTGCCGTGACTTATTGGGGCGGTGAATATGGTTGGGGCGATAACCGATCCCAATTTGGTCAATATTTTGGAGTTTAATTAATGCTAAAACCCTACGAAGCGTACGCCCCTCGAGCAAATGTGCCGGATGCAAACTACCCTCTTGGATCAATTAAAAACATGTCCGTTCCAGGCGCAAAGGACGGCACCCCTTTGGATGCGAGATGGGGGAATAATATCGAGGGATTCCATCAATCCCTGCTCGCTGCGGCGGGAATTGTTGCGAGCGGACAGGCGGACAAGGTAGGTGCATCCCAACTTTTTGATGCATTAAGAACAATTACAAAAATTGTTGTGCCAAATTTTCAGCAATTAAGAAAAACTATCGCATCTTCGTCAATGCTATCCGTTCAGCTTAGTTGCCATACCAATGAAAAATCAGGCGGCGGTGGTCAATTTTATTGGGACGCATCATCAACTGAGGTGGATGACGGCGGAACTATTGCGGCCGTTGAAAACGTATCCACTGGCCGGTGGAAGCGATCATCCCCGGGAATGGTAGATGTTGATATGTTTGGTGCGGCCGGAGATGCTATTTACACTCCTGCCACAGGATCAGCAACAGGCACTGATAGCGCTCCGCCATTTCAGAAGCTGGCAAGACTCTGTGATGCTGGGGCGGCATATTGGTATGTCGATGCATGGAACAAAGACTATTTAATCAAGTCAACAATAGCGTTTAAGCAGCCAGGGGTTAAGGTTTTTAGTAATAGCGGCGCACGGGCATTGTCTCGTGAATCCCCTATGAAGAAAGGGAATATTTTCCTTGATCGCGGCATGACACGCGCTTTCGATTTTGGCGAATCGAGAACCACGGGCAATCCGGCGGACAATTGGACGGTGGACGGAATTAGTATTGCTGCCGTGTGGGCCGATGCAACTTGTGATGGGTTTGTGTTTACTTCAGCTACGGACGGGCCGGACCGCGGGATTGTTATCTCCAACTGCTCGGGAACGTACCTAAAGAATGCCATATCATTCCCGTCCCGCGGAACGTCAACAGCGGCGGCCACAGTTGAAATAAAAAATTGTACTTTTGTTGGAAATGACTACGCCATCTCTGCCGACGCTGGGAATGTATTGGGCGCTCGAATTGTGAGTAATCAGATCGAGCAAAACACAAAAGGGGCCATTAAGGGTGCGTTCAATGGCCCAGTGTACATTGCAGACAATATGCTAGAGGGGCAACCAAATCCTATTCACCTGCGCTATCCAGAGGTTGTTGGCGGGAATAGATGTGCCGCTGTCATCGAGCGAAATTATTTTGAATATAATACAGGCAGCTACGGAATCAGATTTGATGTCGGGTCGTTTTGCTCTCTGACTGTAAAAAATAATTACTGGCAAGGGCCGTGGCCGACCGATAAGGTCATGCTATTCGGCCAAGGAACAGTAAACCTAAAGGTTGACGAGGAGCTATACGAAGACGTCAAAGTCACTTTTAATGAATTCGGCGGTATCGTCGATTACGGCAGTGATTTTTTGGGAAATAAAACGGCTGAGTTTTTAATTCGACAACTAATCCCCGGAAAGCCCCCGCTAATTTTCACGGAAGACTATGAAAACTTTCAAACAAATTTGCCGTTAGCAAATAGCCCGGAATCAGGTGCATTACATTATGATACTCCGTACGGGAACATGCTTTGCTCGTCATGGAATGAGCCGGTATTTATACCTGCCAATATCATTAACGGCCAATTATTTGCGCTTAATATTTTTTGCCGCATTGATAACGGCGCTATTCCATCCTTTGAATTGCTTAATAATGCACAAAATAGCGCAGTCATAAATTTTTACGCGGCAGGAGAGGGCCAGATTAATTGCAATGGTCGATGGGCGCTACTAACCGTTGTTGGCATAGCCAATCAGGACTCAAGCGGACTGTATTTTAAATCAGCCCAGCGACCAGGATCGACTGGAGAATTTTTAGTTGCTGGAATTGCATTTAAAAATTACGGAGCTTTTGTTAACGATGGAAGCATGGCGGTTGGAATGTCACCTGTAATGCCAAGTCGCGTAATAAATCAACTAGGATCAAATTATAATCAAACAGGAACTGCTGGTACTGTGTCTATTATCGACACGGGAATTTCTCCGCTTACAATGTTTGGTGTTGATTATGTGTCTAGATATTCCCTCACTGCAAAGGGAGACACGAACGCCACTTCAACCACGGAGACGGCAATTGCATATGGAGATATTACTGTAATTAACACGGGCGCTGCATTTAGCATATCTTACATCAACCAAGGTAGCTCGGGCGGATCAAATCCAATTACGGTATCTGCTGTATTTTGGGATGGAACATCAGAAACTTCAACAACTACAAATACATCAGCGCAAATCCGCATTAAAATTGCTGGTTATTTGAACAACACGGGGTATGGACAGGTTTGCAGACTAGTTAAGCTGGTATAACAAACAACTCCCCGCACACGCGGGGTTTTCTTTAAATGTCAATATTTGATACAATCAGCACACAAACAAAACAGGAAGAGAATAATGCGACCAATTCGCGCAGGTGGACAAGGAAAGACCCGACCAGCACAAGCTTCGGTGCCAGCTCAAAAATCAATCCCCGGTAAAGATGCTGGCGGCCAAGGCAAGCAGCGACCAAAATAATGATTCCGTTAATCGTGGGGATATCGTGGCTAACTTTAATAAGGCAACGAAATGCCCCGCGGTTATATGCGGCTCTGGTATATGCGGCGATCAACACGGCCTGTGAATTCTTTCTTGCAGACACAGGCGTTTATTATTACGGCATCGCAGCAATGGCTGATCTGCTGATTATGATTTTAACCAGCCAGATCAATCCAATGCCTAGAATGGTCGTAAATCTGCACCGTCTATGCCTAATCAGCATTATTGCAAATGGTATCGGGTGGCTAATGTGGTTTTTCTACCTACCGCCCGATTTCTACAATGGAATATTCATCGTGCTCTATGCCTGGGCAATCATCATTTTATGCGAGCGTGACCATGCCGGAGTGGATGAGTTTAGAGCTGATAGCTGGATCAATCACATTCTTGGCCGTGATCGTTCAGGGCTGCGTCATGCTATTAAAAGTGAAGCGAAAATATGAGCATCAAAGACTTATTGACCGATACAAGAGCAGCGAGCGCGGTATCAGGGACAACGGTGACTAGTGGTCTGGCTACATGGCTTGATATGGTGCCGAACGAGATTGGAAAGCTTGCCACGCTGGTTGGTACGGTTTTGTCGCTCGTTATGATCTACGTTTACATACAGAAAAATTCCCGCGAAGCAAAAGAATCTAGCGTACAGCTTGAGATCCTAATGCTTGAGCGGGACAGATTGGCCGGCAAAGATTAGCCCTCGTACTCTCCGTGATCAGTCATGAAATACTTGATAAAGCGTTTTGCCATGCAGGCTAATTCGCACAGCATCCATACGCCACCTGAAAACATAAAGCAGGCTTGCATCCACACGGAAACGCTGTCGATCTGTGGCTGATATCCACTGACCAGCACGGCCAGCACGAACGCAATCACTGCGATATCTTTTGTTGTCATGATAAATTCCCCTTTGTTTTTGATGTCGGAACCTTGGTATATACCCAACGCGCGTTTTTTCCCTTGGTAGGAATAAACAGATCGTGATACCGAAGCAATGAATTGTAAAGTGTCGTCTGTTTGATTGGCGACGCTAACTTTTTGTTGGCCTCCACGGCCTGCGGTGTCGTAAACTTTTTCGGCAGCATCGCCAGAATTTCCGCCATCTTTCCGCGTATTTCTTTGTCTACTGCTGCGTCACGCTCCGCCCGGGTGATTCCGCTATCTCCTGCCGGCCGATCGCTTGGATCGTATTGCTTGGTCAACATAACGCCATAACCCATCAATGCGGCTGCGCGTGGTGGTAATTGACTGATATTCATGCCACTTCTCCAGCAAGAGCAATAGGCGGCAAGTAAATTGCCCTTGCTTTTTTTCCAATTGGAGTTGGTTTTTCTGTCGTCCCGCAATAAAGTCGTACTTTCATCAGAGCCGCCCACTCGGATTTTCCGTTAGGGATAACAATATGCTCTCCGCCATCGTATAGCCTGGCCAGCACTCCATTGACACGGCGATAGTAAGGCGTGCTTTGAGCTAACTCTTTGACTGCATCTTTCTTTATCGCAATGCATCCGCCATGCTTGCAGATATCAATAGCCTCTTTTTCATCGTAAAGTCCGGCTTTTTCAATGCAAATCGTATAACCCTTGCTATCAGCCTTCCACCAGCAAATATGCTCACAATGGTTTGCTGAATGCCCAATATGGGCAATTAGATATTTGCTCATTCCACTTCTCCGCCCAGCGCATCAATCAGCGCCGGAATAAATTGGCGCAATTCGCCGATAAACAATGTAGCTAACGATTCAAACATGGCATCTTGCGTGGCCACGTCTGCACCTTTCAATTGATCCTGCAAAATATCCATCATCTTGACTCGCTTTATTTCGAGTGACTCTGTTAGCTGGAAGCTGATTTTACCCTCCCATTCAAGAGCGAGTTTTGTTGCGAATTTACCAGAATAAATCGCCTCCCCAACCTCTTCCGCGTTCATTGATTGGTTCGAAAACTTAGCCGCAGCACCCCATTCAGGGTCTTTTAATTCACAATCATTCCCCATGCATAACCCGTCCGGAGTTTCACCCTCCATCCACTCAGTCATTGAATTGCTAACATCTCGCTCAGTTCGCACTAGCTTCGTATTCAGCACGCCCAGCGCCTCACGCATTACCGACAGCATGTCTTCAGCCTTGCTGGTCGAAGATGCTTCAATCATCACCATGCCCTGCTGCAGGTCAATGATGGCACGTTGAACGGTGATTTTGGTGAATGCGGTCAGCTTGAGCGTATCTATAAAATCCTGCTCAATCTTTTTTCGCTCTGCTTTCCCCACTTTTCGACCGACTTTATTTTCGATCATGTCGATGAAATACTGCGCTTTATTTTTAACCACTGCCGATGGAATAATCTTTTCTTCCGTTTTCAGGTGAATCAGCACCGCGCCCTGGTTAACGTAAGTAATCAGATCCGGACAATGCGGGGCTGGCGCAACAAATCCCATGGTCATCATGTCGCCGGGGCCGCACGGAGTAAATGGACGTTTTGCCAGTGCTTCTGCGATTGATTCAGCGGTCAGGCCGTGATCTGGCGACAGGCGGAATAAGTTGATTGATTTTAGTGGTTTCATTTTGGCGCTGCCTTTTTAGTTTGTGATTGCCAGAGCCGAACCCGTCGGCGCTGGCAGGTGATTTGTTTGATTAATCTGCGCGGCATCAGTAAGTGATACTCACATTCGGTACGCGCTTCTTATAGATTGCCAGCAGCACTGCCTTTGCTTGATCTTCGGTAACGCCGGTTTCGATAAGCGCAGCCACTGCCGCCCGGTTTATCTTCGCCCGGTGCGCCGTATCAGCATCACGCGCCGCTTGTTCGTCTGCCAGGCGCTTAACCTCTGCCGCCTGCCGGTCAATCTCACGCTGGGCCGCTTCTTGCTCGCGTCGGGCCGATGCTGCTAATTCTGCCAAGCGATTTTCTTCTGCCACTTGCGCGGCCAGTTCTGCGCGTCTTTTTTCTTCAATCAGATCTTGGGCTGCTTTGGCTTTGGCTTGCTCTTCCTTGAATTTGGCAAAGTCTTGCGCCTCTTTCAATTCTTGCGCTGCCTTTTCCTTCGCTTCGGCCTCGCGCTTTTCTGCATCAATCTTGTCCTGAGCCGTCTTTGCTTCTGCGTCCTTAAGATGCTGCGCGGCCCGGGCAAGATCAGCTTCTGCACGCTCCTTTGCCAGCAATGCTTCACGTTCACGCTTGTCAGAAGCATCTTTATCTGCCTGCGCTTTGGCCTCTGCGTCCGCCTTAGCCCTTGCTGCGGCCTCTTGCACCAATGCCGCATCACGTTCGCGCTGTGCCTGCTCGGCGGCTTGGCGCTTGTCTGCTGCGTCGCGGTTAAAGATCTGGTCAGCAAGCAATGCTAGCTCCCAATCTTGCGCAATGATCGAGTCAAACCACGCCTCATGCTCAATAGCAGCAGCGTGTAACTTTTCGGCCAGCGCGTCGGCAATGCGCTTTTCCTCAATGGCGGCCTGCTCCGCTTCCCATTCAGTAAGCGGCCGGCGCGTTTCAATTCTTAGCGCGTTGCACTTGTCCTCGAATTCCTTTAGCTCTCGCTCCAGCAGCCTTGGCAGCTCCTTTATGGTTTTCAGATGCTCGCGGCCGGGAGTTGTTACTACCACTTTGCTACTGGACACCTTGGCGGCCCGGGACGCGATTCGGGCGCGACCTTTTGCGGTAGAAACGTCCGGCACTTCATTGGCTGCTTCTTCAATCATTTTATAAAAATGATCAAGCCCATTCCCCTTGAAGATGGCCGGCGCTGTTTCCGGGGTAATTTCAATTTCAATCAATGCTAGTTCTGTGCTCATTTTCGATACCCTCATTGCCCGGCGCGGTGCCGGGCGGTTGGTTTACATTGGGAGTTCGTCTTCGGCGTTAAGGCCGGCCAAAAATTCATCGTTACTTTCTGCTGGAACTTCTTCTGCCGGTTCCGGAGACTCTGTTTTTGTTTCGGCCTGTTGGCGTTTAACTTCTCGGAATATTGCCAGCGCCTCCATGTATTCAGAGCGATCTGGCTCTTCAAGGTGCTTTGCCAAAGCATTTGTTTCTTTCACGTCTTCGCTTGATTTCGACCGGTTAAGCTGCGCAATCAATTCATCAAGAGTCGGCAGCGAAGCATCTACAACATTAGCATCCTGCATTGATTCTTTCGCCATGGTGAAACGATCCTGCGGCGATACTCGCGGTGAATCCTGCTGCACGCTACCCGGAGTAATGTCACGCTCAATAATTCTTTCCGCCTCATCCGGATCATAAATCCCGCTAAATCCAAATGCGGCCCGCCCTGCCTGAATGATTGTCTTGTGTCGTTCAAATCGTTTTGTGTGGGTTTGCCATGGGCCAGGATAGTTTCCGCGCTGATTTTGATAAACTTCATCCAGATACTCACGAATAACCGTCGGCCGGGAGCGATCTTTTCTGAAAATATGAACCTCGCACCACTCCGGCGCTTTTTTTGCACCGGGCATCGTAACGAAAACATCAGAGTAATGAATTTCCATTCCGTCAAACATCGGGTGCTCATTAATAATGCGTAGCCAGCCATCAACCCCAATCACTGGAACGATCGACCCTTTATCTGGGTATGCGTAAATTTCTTTGGTCCATGGGTTAAGGCCATACTGATTTGCGACAATTAAAAGCGCGGTCATTTGCGCGTCGGATACCGGCGGGTCACCCTGCTTTGTTTTGAAGACGGTTTGCTTTAAAACAAGCGTCAATTCGTCTGAAGACTGAATATTTAACTTGTCGGCCATTTGCGTAGTAAGGGCCATTAACATAGTGCTCATAACAAATCCTTTTTGTATTTTGGAAATTTAACCGGTATACCGGAACCATACCCAGGCCAGTAATCGTTTTCGTAGCACTGCGCCAGCCTGTTGACGTTGCGCCGCCATTTGTTGCGACCACTACGCACCATTTCGTCGTCGGCATCGTATATGCCAAGCACAGGGCCGTAATCGCCTTTTTCAATGGCGATAAAAGCGAATATAAAATCTTTTTCGCCCTCAGCCATTCTATAAACGTCCTGATAAAACGCCGCCTGTACGTCATACCGGTGATTTCCACACGCCCGGCCAAATCCGTCCTCTGATGCATCACGCACAAATTTAAGGTCAGTCATTATTCCAAATTTGTGATTGTTGTAATCAGGACGGCATTTAAGTAGCAGGCCTGTTTCTGGATCTTTCGCAAAGTGGCTTTGCTCTGCTGCTCCGTGGCTTAGCATTCCGGATGCCGTACTGTCAGACCAAACACAATCCCGATACTCTAGGCAGTCCTGATATTGCATTTGAGTCAGAGGCGTCTTGCCTTTGTTCTCTTCATCAAAATCATCCCACCAGGCAATGCATGACAGCGCAGCATCACTTTTCTTTACCGCTTTCAGTTGCGCTTTGGTCGGTCTGTTTGGCGCATTCTCCGGAATAGTCACGAAGCTGCTTTCAAAATCTTCAGGCTCCAAAACGGCAGAGTGACTGGCCCGGCCAATAATAAAGTGCTCTTTTGTTTTTTCCTCTTCCTTTTTGTTTGGATTTAAATACTTAAGCCAGTAGTGCCGGGCCGAAACATCGACCGCGTCCAGCTTGCTTTTGCTTGTGCCCTCACTGGCGTGGTATTCGTCGCTTGTCATTGCAGCGTGGCCCGTTGTGGAAGTGTTTTAAGAAAGGTTTGAAGCGCATTTTTACTGATTAAAACGTCCAGATGGATGGAAAACTTAGCAAGATTCTTGCCTTCCATTGTTTCCGTGTAGACGGTTTGATCTGTTGCGCCATGATTGCGAATGGCGTTAAAAACGGCCATACCGGCCGCTTCATTTTCTACCTTGATTTTTACGCGCATCTCAATCCCCTTGTTTGACCGCGTGATACTCGACATTGCCGAAAGCATCTTCGCGCTGGGTGATCACAAAGCCCTGATCGCGCAAATTGTTCAGCACGGACAGATCTTCACTTACATCACTGTTTTTAATTCTGATAATCATCGTTCGTCCCTCGGGATAAATTTTGCAGCTTCGGCCGAATCGTTCATTTCGTCAGCCACCGCATTAAGTTTTTTAATAAGCGCTCGGCCAATCACTCCGTCGTCGATAAGCAGCGTGATGTCTACGCCCGCATGTTCTACCGATTGGATGCTGACGTATTCCGGATGCCGCTGGTAGTCGGTGAAAGTGATGGTTAAAAGTGCACCTTCCATGACCAGTTGTTCTGATTCGTTCATTAATCCACCTTTATTTTGTTTAATTCAGGCATTCCATCTCCGCGCCCTGTGTTGCATGCCAGGCAAGCAATATCCCAATTTGATTCACAATCCAATCCTCCGCGATTTAATGGAACGACATGCTCAAGCGTTGCCGTCTCATAAGTAAGAATTTCACTACACCAGCGGCACTTATTCCGCTTTCCAGATACGCGCCATCGTTTGTATCTTCCATACTTTCCGCTGGTTGACCGCTCTGTTTTATGGCTATCAGGAGCTACTGGCGGCTGCTTTGTCGCCATCTTTACGGCGGACAACTCAGAAACTCCGGCATACCCCTTTACCGTTCCTTTTATGTATGCCGTTTTGTTTTTTGAGCATGGATAATAATTAACGACCCACGCTCCTACCAGCTGAATGTGACCGGTAGCGCTATTCTTTATTAATACAGAAACGCCGAGCGGCTTTGCTATTTTTTCCATTCTAGCCGCCGACTCGTAAGTAAGATTTACAATCCGTATCGACACGATATTCCCCGAAATAATTTACCCATCACCACGGCGTTTGCACTATGCAGCGCCTCCCTGTTGGTGGTGATCTATGTTGCTTTATCAAAGTTAAAGAGCGTTGGCCTTGTGTTGCTGGGCCGATGACTGAACTTTACGCGTCTTGTTTCGTTAGCGCAAGTGGTATCGTGCAAATATTTATTAAATTGCGTTTCATGCGCGAAACAGATAATATTTGTCTTATTAATATAGCGAGTGCGAAAAATGTTAGTTTCAGAAGTTGCAGAGAAGTTGAAAGTATCGCCTCAATGGGTACGCCGGTTGATCAAGGATGGTGAGCTGGTGGCTATCCGATTGGGTAATCAGTGGCTAGTGTCTGAAACCAGCCTGGCAATCTATCAAAGCAAAAAAGAAAAGGGGTAGCAAGATGGAAATCAACGACGATGAAATTGAGGCCGCAGGATTGAATTCGGATGAAGTTAAAAAGATTGCAAAAGGTATCTCACGCTATGCGAAACAAGCGGCCAAACTTGGCATAACAGTTTTTGGTGGGGCCGATGGTGGTTATCTTTATTTCAATGATGGCGGCGCAGGAAGCCTGGTCTTGGCTGCACTTGATGGCGATTTCAACGGTGGCGCTGGATCGGCGGATACCCATAGCGACGGCCTACTGCGCGGCGAATGTTAACAAACAAATATTCTTCAACCAACAACCGGCCGCACGCCGGTTTTTTCACGCCTGGTGAAAATAAATTGCGTGGTGGTGTTGACTTGGTGGGATTCAATATATACTATGACCACATCAAAGGAGATTCATTAATGCAGAAGAACATCAGGTTTTCATCGGAACTATTGGCTCTTGTAGAAAAGGCCCGCAACAGCACTTTGAACGAATCATTTGCGGCAACGGTAAAGCGCCTTGTTTTGGCTGGCATCCGGGCAGAGTCATCGAAGGGGAGTAAATAATGGCCGCATTTTTTATGAAAGATAACGAACTTTCAATTACACATCTTATGGTTACTCAGTCAGGCGAGGACGTTTATCTTGAAGAAGATAGCGATATCCCTCAGCCCGGCGTTTGTGAGACAACTCAAGAAGATTATGAGGCCTATTTCTCAAGCCTAATGCGGGTAGTGATGTCGCCAACAACCGCAAGACGCATTGCAAGGGATTTAATTTCTGCTGCGGATAAAGCGGAAAGGGTGGGTTAATTGATGAGCAAGCTTTTAATCAACGAGCCACCGCTAATGGTAATGCCGTCACTGGCCGCGGCGATAGGCCTAAATCAGGCGCTTATCCTGCAGCAGATACATTACTGGCTTGGCGTTCAGCGTGACGAAATAGACGGTGATAAGTGGGTTTATAACACAATCATCCAGTGGCGCGAGCAGTTTCCTTTTTTCTCAGAGGACACGATTTACCGGGCCTTAAAGTCGTTGCGTGATGACGGTTTTGTCATCGCAAAAAACCTTTCTAACAACCAGTTTAACAAGACGCTTTATTACCGGATCGATTACCGCAAATTAGACGACATCGATTACCGCAATTTGCGGGTATCGGAGACTGCAGAATGCGGTAATCTTTATATTACAGAGACTACTAACAGAGACTACACAGAGACTACAAAGAAAAAATCGCCTTCGGCTCCTAAATTTTCTGCAAAACAAGCGCTGATCGATCTGGGTGTGCCAGAGCAAGTGGCCGGTGATTACCTAGCAGTCAGAAAGGCTAAACGATCACCGTTAACCGAAACAGCCATCGCCGGCATAACGAGGGAGGCGGAAAAGGCCGGGTTATCTTTTGCAGACGCAGTTGGTGTTTGTGCGGCAGAAGGATGGGTTGGCTTCAAGATGGCGTGGTATCAAAATTTAAACCCGTCTACAGGAAAACAAACCGCCAGCCAGGCAGCAATGGCCAGCTTATTTTCGGCAGAGGATCGCCAACGACTATTAGGAGGCAACAATGAACGAACAATCAGTTAAACGGCCGATTCACCCTAAAGTGATCAACAAGATCTTTCTACAGATGACCGGCCGATTTGGCAAAGTCTTCACCGAGCGCTTCTGCGTCGGAATCATGGAAAAGGACGAAGATATCGGCCTAGCCAGTGCAAAAGAAGTTTGGGGCGTCATGCTAGCCGGGTTTTCCATGGAAGACTTAACCCGTGGCGTTTTTTCTGACTACAAGTTTCCTCCGTCGTGCGATGAATTCCGCATGGCTTGCCGGCCAGCACAAGCGCCAGATGGTCGGCCTACCGCGCTTGAGGCGTGGACCATGCTGCCTAAGCGTGAGAATCACACGCGACTGGTGACGGATGAAATGAACCGCGCCGCAGAGGGTATCGGCGAAATGATTGAATCCAATTTTTCGACGGATCAAGCCACCGCCAAGGCTATTTTCATTGAGCGCTACGATTCAATGGTCAAGATTGCGCGTGAACAGGGCAAGCCGGCTGTGTGGACGATTTCCAGAGGCTCAGACGCGCCAAGAGACGCAATGGCAGACGGATTGCTTAAAGGGCTGCTATCGTTCGATTATTGTGCATTGGCATTTCACCCGCAAGAGGTAGAAGCGGCAATTGAACTGGTGAAGATGAAGGCGCTACCTGGCAACACTGTCGCCATGGCACTGCTGGCCAATCCGAAAGTGTTAGCGCTGGCCCCGCCGGAAAAGACGCCGGAAGAGATTGCGGCTACTAAGCGAAAGGCTCGGGATGCAAAAGACGCGATTGCGAAGATGCTAAACCGGCACAACGTCGATGATGATAAATGGATTGATGACGGGTCGATTGATCCGCGAAAGGGGAAAGAGAAATGAGTAACTTTAAAAGAACAAATAATTCTGACTTTGCTTATGTGAATATGGAAATGGTTAGTTCAATAAAAATTATGAAATTTAATCCATACGAAGGAGTAAAGGGCAATGAATCCGGTGTTTTGCTAACAATGGCCGACATGAAAACAACAATTCTTCTTCCTGCCGATACGCGAGAAGAGGCCGAACAAATGGCGATTAGCCTAATGGAGCAAGAAAAATGAGCGAAATTATCCCAATTTTGGAGTTGGTGCCGGTGGACGATGCACTTGATTGCAGTGGCTGCTATTACTACAAAAAAGAAAAATGCATGGAGCCGGAGGACGGTGGCGAAAATGCGTGCATTGGATCAATTAATTTATTTTATATCTGGAAAGAGGTAACAAAATGACACTATCAGAAATTTTAATCGCAACGGGCGTGACGCCTGATGATTTGCATCCTGATTGCCGGTTTATTGCGCAAGACCACGATAGCGAATTTGCATCTCAATTCAAGGCGCTGCCAATGCCTTCGTTTCCGAATGAAATGGCATGGGCGATAAGAGAGATACTTTGGTCGCACAGCTTTATGGTTGGATCCAATGCTAGCGACTGGAAAATTCCGTTGTCAGTTAAGCAATTCGCCGCAGACTTCGCAGCGCACCAGGTGGCCAAGCAATGAGCCGCGCCGCAGGTATCACGGCAATGAATGCGATGCTGCAAATGAGCGCACCGGGTAAGCGTACTACTGGCGCCGATGACTCACTGCCAGCGTGCCGGATCTGGGCAACAAAGTGGTCAGTTGACGATAATCAGCTAATGATGGGCAAACGGATTCAGGCACTGCTGAAAATGGGCATTGAGATTCCGGCGGATATGCGGGCGTTTGCTGAAAAGTTGAATGTTAGTTTTATAGAGGAAGCGTAAAGTGGAAAAGATGGTCGTTTCATTTTCAGGAGGAAAGACTTCTGGATTTATGTGTGATTTTTTAATTAAAAACTACTCTGAAAAGTACGAATTTATTTTTATATTTGCAAACACCGGGCAAGAGCATGAAAAAACGCTGGAATTCGTGGACCGATGCGATAAGTTTTTTAAATTAAATTTACACTGGGTGGAGGCGGTTACAAGTCCCGTTCACGGGGTAGGGCAGACACACAAGATTGTTTCATTTGAAACTGCATCAAGAGATGGATATCCATTTGAAAAGTTTATTGAAAAATCAGGAATACCAAATAAATCATATCCCCAGTGTTCTGACCGATTAAAAACTTTCCCGATAGAGTCTTTAAAAAAAGAGCTGGGACTGGCTGGAGCGCCTCACGCCATAGGGATGCGGGCCGATGAACCAAAAAGAGCAAATTTAGATGGGTGGAATACTAAAAAATATAACTTAGTTTACCCGTTGGCCCACTGGGTTTTGCATGACAAGATTGACGTTAACAACTTCTGGTTTGACATGCCATTTACTCTTGAAATACCAGAGCATCTTGGAAACTGCGTCACCTGCTGGAAAAAGTCAGAAAAAAAACTTATAAACGTAGCAAAAGATAACGAAAGTTTTTTTGATTTTAATAAGAAAATGGAGGATCTTTATTCTGACGTGAAGCCGAATGACGGCGGAATTCCAAGAAGATTTTTCAGGGGGAATAGAAGAGCAATTCAAATAGTAGAGCTATCAAGACTCACAGAAAGACAGGGAAATTTTTTATTTGACGAAGACGCTAATAGTGGCTGTTCTGAGTCGTGCGAAGCTTATGGAGACAAAAAATGACAATCATCAATTACGTACAATGGAACCAAGACCGCGCTATCAAAGGCGGCACAATCGCCACGCAGCACCAAGTTAGCCCGACAGCGTTGAGATATACCTGCGCCAAGTGCGGGACGTTTTTGGGCCGGCATGACGCTACTCCGTGGTGCCGTTGCGGATCTACGCAGTTTCATTCGGGGCGGTGAGCATGAAAGATTTATTCGATTTTAACGACGAAAAAAGAGTGCTTGATCCTTGCTGTGGCAGCAAAATGTTTTGGAAGGATAGGAAAAATAAAGACGCTGTATTTGGGGATAAAAGAAAGGAGTTCCACACCTTGTGCGACGGAAGGACTTTAAACATAGATCCTGATTTGCTAATGGACTTTACCGAAATGCCATTCCCGAACGAGTCCTTTAATTTGGTTGTTTTTGATCCTCCGCATCTAACAAGGGCCGGACCAAAAAGCTGGATGGCAGCAAAGTATGGAAAACTATCCGATAACTGGAAAGAGGATATGCGCAAGGGGTTTGGTGAGTGCTTTAGGGTGCTGGCAGAAAATGGAACTCTTGTTTTTAAATGGAATGAAACTCAAATTAAAACAAAAGAGTTGCTGTCGTTGTGCGATGTAGATCCTTTGTTTGGGCACTTTACTGGACACAAGGGGTTTACTCATTGGTACGTTTTCATCAAGCCAAAAGGAAAATTTTGATATGAAAATCCACCTAAAATTTAACCGGTTCCTGCGCAAGTGGACTTGCCGTCGCGGATTAACTTGGGCCACTGGGCCGACGCCATTTGATGCGTACGAAAATTGGCGGAAACTTCACGATTGGAGCGGAAAATGTTGAGCGGGGATGGTTGGATGGTGTTATGATTGATTTGTCGCTTGGCAGCGCATAAAAATCAATAGGGTTTCACATGATGGGTGCTCGGTTATTGGTCCGGGTCTGCCAACTCCTTCGGGAGACTCATCAGGTGAAACCCTTTTTTTGTGGGTGAAATAAATGTTTAAAGATATCAAGGTTGGCGATATTGTTTTGATTAAAACGTCAGTGAGCGGAATTGGTTGGAATAGAAAGTACTTTACGCTGCCTTATCGCGTGGAAAAAATTACCCCGACTCGTTTTGTTGCCGGAAAAGGAACGTACACAAAAAAAGATGGCCGTCTTTATGGTGGCGATTATAGCGCTGGTTCCGCATCAATTTACGATGAAAGCAAAGACCAATCGAAGAAGTACAAAGAATTCATCGCACTAAAACGAGCGCGTAGCGATGCAATACGGGCTGTTGACGGCCTTACTAAAAAGCTGCGTGATAATTGCTGCATTGATGATTTAAACAAGATCATCGAATTTTGCGCTGCGCTTGAGGATAAAGAGGTTGCCAAATGAACCTAGTTAAGCTTGACTCAGTGCAAACCATGTCGTCGCGTGAAATTGCTGTGATGACAGAGAAGGCCCATAGAAACGTAGCAGCCGACATTGAAAACATGTTTTCTCAGCTAGGAAAAGACAGTGCTGAGTTCTTAGCGGTGTATGTTGGCGATAATAATCAGAAATACCGCTGCTTTAATTTGCCGAAACGCGAAACGCTTATTTTGGTTTCTGGCTATAGCGCATTATTGCGCGCTCGTATTATCGATCGCTGGCAAGAGCTGGAGGCCAAACAGGCGCCGCAACTCCCAACTAACTACATCGGCGCGCTGGAAGAACTGCTTGCGTCAAAGAAAGCCGAAGCAGCATTGCAAGAGCAGCTAACACTGGCCGCGCCTGCCATTGAATTCGTCGATAGCTTCGTCACAGCATCATCCGGCAGCATGGGCTTTCGTGAAGTGTGCAAGCTGCTGTCTGTGAACGAGGCCACTTTCCGCAAGTTTCTTGAGTCGCAAAAGATCGTCTACAAGTTACACGGCTCGAAAATGCCATATGCGAATCACTTGGATGCTGGCCGGTTCGAGGTAAAGGCCGGCGTTAATACTGCGGGCCATGCGTTTAACGCTTATCGCTTCACGACCAAGGGTGTTGAATGGGTGGCGGGTGAGTTTGCTAAGTGGAATTTACGGGGTGAGGCATGAAGCGCACAAAGCACGGAAACGTAAAGACGGCCGGATACGACTCAAAAAAAGGGTTTCACCTGATGAGTCTCCCGAAGGAGTTGGCAGACCCGCACCAATAACCGAGCACCCATCATGTGAAACCCTATTGATTTTTATGCGCTGCCAACCGACAAATCAATCATAACACCATCCAACCATCCCCGCTCAACATTTTCCGCT